TGTTCTCCTAAAATAAGATAAGCCCCGACAGTCGCGTTGTTTGCAACAAAATCTCCTGCATTTATATCAAGAGCTGCCTCTGTGGGTAAGTAGATAGTAGTTGCTCCTGCAATTCCCACAGCATGGGTACCACTCCCCGCAAGACTGGTCGTACAGATTCCGAATACTCTTGCGCGAACCACACCTGTAATAGTGAAAATAGCACTTCCATCTAACGTTCCCCCATCATCTCCCCAAGCATTGGTTGTATCTCCGAGAAAAGTAATAGTCCGTTTGGTAATAATACCATCTGTAACGATGGGGACAAAGTTTGCATCCCTATAGAATGAGGAATCAGATTTCATGAATATATTATATCACAAACAAGAGGATTAGGTAGCTGCTATTATCATTAAACCCTGATTGGCTGTATTTACAACGGGGCTATTAGAGAATAACCTAGTGTAATTATTTGCAAGATCAGTAGCACCTCTCCAGTTACAGTTAATAAGATTAATGTCACCATTGCCTGTAGTAGATAAATCCATTCCAATCGTTAGAGTAGTTGAACTTGAACCATCTGGATTATTAAAGAAACAATTTTCAAACTGAAGGAATCTCTCGTAAGCATTTCCTGTATCTGCTTTTACCCAAGTCGGGGTTGCTGCATCTGCAAATATTGGGAAATCACAGTTTATAAATTTGTTTCTTGGACAAGAACCTGTCAACTCAAGCGAGGAATTTGCAGCTCCCCTAGTTACTGTATCAAGACCGATTGTGCAGTTGATAAACTCATTTTCCTCTGCTCCTGTAAGTAAAAGCGACCTTGCATCTGCGTCATCAGCAGATGCCTGTATACCCATTCCCTGAAAATGGACATTCATAAATGTATTGTAGTCGGATTGAATATCAACTAAAAGATTATTGTCCTGGAAATCCGCAAAAGACATATTGGCAAAAATGCAATTGTTGGCAGTAACTGTAAATATAGCTGTAGTTGTTTCTCCCGTGAGTGAGGAAGCAGTCCCAAGTCCATTCCTACTATTTAACCTTCTAGGAGCGCCATTCCCCATCATATGAAGTCGTCTTTTTGACCATGTAATATTGTCCGTTTCAGCAGTCCTGCCTGTTGCGGAAGTTCCTGCGACAATAATAACATTGTCATTATCAGCAGAAGCCGCAGCAAAAGCCTCGGCAATTGTCACATAAGCGTCATCAACTGTTTTACCCCCCCCGCTTGCACTTTTACCCGGATCAACATAATAAATCTGCCCTACGGAAGGCAATCCAAGCGCACCCGCTATATTCTCGGGATAAATCCTGTGTCCGTATTTTAATGCTGGTATGTATGAATCTGCTCTTCCCATATTATTCCCTATCTAAACTATCAAACTCTGCTACTAAGTAAAAGTCAGGATGATCGGGTTCATTTCTTAACCAATTAATACTATATCCTTTATACATTCCTGCTTCCATGTTGGTAAAAGGTTCTTTTTCTCCCTCTTTTGTTTTTTTCTTAGCCATATTTATTAAAAAACCACTCGTAAAAGTGGTTAAACTCTTACGCATCCTGAACTATCTCGTCAATGCGTTAGTCAATTATCAATTTTGCAAATCCGAATGTTGAGTCAACCGATACCTGTTCTCTGCCCCATCCGATGTGAACACCAGCAGCTATTGTTTCAAGATTTACAGTAACACTTCCTGCTACATCCCGGGATGGTATAAGCCCGCTTTCATCAGCCGCAGAATTAGTTTGATTGTCATAAAGTACCGGTACATCTCCGCCTGATTGAATCCATCCGTAGTAGGCTATTGTCATGGCGTAAAGTGCTACTCCTACCGGTGCTCCTGTTGGTGTGACAGGGAAGTCTATAACTCCATCATAAGAGTTTTTTCTGACACTAACCTGTGAAGAAGTAGTAAGCGCAACTTTAAGTGCATGATCTACATAGAAGTTACAAGTACCAGTAGTAGAAGTCTGAACATCGTGTCTGACAATCTTGAATGCCTGTCCAAGTCCTGTTGAGGACTCAACAACTAAATCTCCGCTTTCAAACATATTGGCAGTAACCGCTGTTCCGCCTAGTGTTACGGCAATTTTCGTATCACCTATTGCTGCTGCTGCCTGAACTACCATTGACCTAAAAGCTGTATCCTCTGCCGGTTCCTGTAAAAGATGTCCTGTAGCAAGAGCAACTGCGCCTGCCTGAACATAGCGGAACTTTCTTCCCCACGGATCAATATAAAGTTCCCCCAGTTTGTGCTGTTGTCCTGAACTTTCGTCGTATAAGTTTTGTAATAGTTCTGTCATATTTTTATTATACTCCTAAGGGTCAAACACCCGTGATACCAGTCAAGCGACCATGTCTTTTTGGATTGAACGTAACTTGATTCCCTAGTAAATAAATGTGAGCTACCTCACCATACTGGTTGATTGGTCTTAAAAAGCCTGTCCACTGAAAACCTGTGTTTTGAGATGGAGCCTCTGAGTAAACTCCTTCTATGTCAGCTGTCCCCAGAGAAATACTCTGAAGATCGGGATCACGAAGTCCATACCAGTCAATATAGTTCTCATTTGCAGCCCAAAGAGTTTGTGCCGTAGATTTCTCATCTGCGACGAAAGGAATACCCCTAAAGGTAAGAGCAACATATCCTGCCGCACCTTTAAGTTCTGCTGAGCGAATAGGAGCCTTTGAAGTCCTAGTCATCATCGGAAGTCCCGTTGCTTCGTAAGTTGCTTGCTGTGTTGGGGTCAAAAGAGATTCGTACAAATCCCAGACTGTCTCATTTGATACAAAACAAGTTGGTCTTTGTCTCGCTGCTGATCCTGCAGATACAGCCGAAATAAGAGTTGCGAGTTTTGTAAGAGTAAGTGTTCCGCCAGAAGCGGTTCGTGTCCCCTTAAGAGTAGTATATGTGGTTCTTGAAAGCCCTCCGAGTGTTACAACCGAAGTGTTGTCATCTATTAAAGCATCCCATCCTAAAAAGTCTTTGTTTGAATTTCCCGTGCCGTCCGCATAGAGCATTGTACCGATGTCATCAAGTGCGTCCTCCTGTGCAGACTCTGTCTCAACCCTTACTAAATTGATAACCTCTGCTTCTGTTCGGTTGACTGCTTTCTCCATTCCCGGAATTGCAATCGGCATCTCATACCCTCGCGGGTCATAAGACATAAGAACTCTGGTATCAACTGTTGATGTGGAATGGGTATCAAGTCCTGAAAAAGAACCTCCGAGTGTGGATTTTGTGACTTTGAGTGGGCGGTCAAGCGTGTGTCCTGACCATTTCTTGGCATTTGCAAGGATTCTAAAGGTAATCCAATTGTCCCCAAGAATAGTATCTATAACCTTAGGAAGGATTGTGTTTTGAGTGATAGTTGTTACGCGATTTCCAAATGTGATATTGTTCTAAAAAACCCGATCAACTCTTTTGAGCTATCGGGTTTTTGACCTCTTGTATAAAAGTATAATGACTATAACATATCTTGTCAAGCCCCTACTTTTTCTTGACTCTCATCTTCATAACATGCTTTCTCATTGCCATTTGGGAAGGTTTTCCTGTAGGTCGCCATCCATGCTCAACAGCATTCAATAATCGTTTTTGTGCCATCGCATTTTTGAGGGTTGACCCCTTACTTTTAACGCCGTGTGGCGTACTGACCCTATATTTTCCGTCCGTCTTCTTAATACTAACCGACATTTTGTCCTCCCGCTCTCTGTCCAAATATCCCCTTAACTCTGTCAATTATACCACCACCAGCGGGTTGTTTTTCTTGTCCACCAGAAAGACCTTGTTTTGCACTATCAATAGTCGCCCGTATATGTTCCAACATAATTCTTTGGATTTCTGGGTCTAATTGCTTAAATGATGGAGACTTAAGGAATTGACTGAAATAAGCGATATACTCTTTAGTAGGATTAGTAGGCGGCGGAACATTCTCCCCCGCCTGTATCCTTTGGATTGCCTGCATCGCATCCTGATCTCCTCCCGATCCTCCAATCTGCAAGACCTCGGCCGCGTACTTATCAGGCATAAAGAGGAAGTAGAAAAGTCGTGTTGCAAATTCTCTGGGTTTGTCTATGTGCCACTTCTCGGCAAATGAGAGAGGATCAATCCTCCCACCGATCTTGGCAAGTTCAACTGCTTCGTTTCTGTCAGTTAATTTATCCTGCTCCGCCATTGTCCCCGCCTGAACAAAAATCTGTACCCCGTCTTCAATCTTGTCTGATGAGAAGTTGATAAAGGTAGTAGAGCCCTCGTCTCCCACATAGCGTCTAATATGCTCTTCTTTGGCAAAAACTTTATAAAGCTGGGTGATATGTTTATAGACCTTAGTCGCCCCAGTCTCCATAGATTCAACCAGAGTCGCTGTCCGCCCTAAATCGGAGCGCTGGGATAAAACCTCCTGCCCTAAAGTTGGCGATTGAGTCCTCTCACCTCTTAAAGGTGCATGAGTTCCGAATATATTGTCAATTTCCTGCCGGGCGTCAAGTTTATCCTCAACAACGTGCCTTGGCTGTTGTTCGGGCGGAAAACGGAAAAAAGCGGTTCTCGCGTCCCCTTTAGATAGGATGATCTGGCGGGGATCGCCCGCGTATTTTTGCGCGTCCCCCGCGCCAACCTGCAGTGTGTTAAAAATCTTAGTCCCCACCGCCTGGTCAGCGTTCTCAACAATCTGTCGTCCCCGTTTCTCAAGAACATCCTGTAAGATCGCTGCCTGCTCGGTTAAAGAAGTGTCATCCAAAACCCAACGTCCTATTCTTAAAAAGTTAAATAAGACGTAAGGTTTCTCGGGGCGTTCAAGGAAATTACTCTTTGAAGAATTTTCATAGTTATAGTAAGGATTAATTCCATGATCTAATAAAAGATAACTATGTTTCCACGCCACTCCCTCGCGCTTAACTCCCTTGT